TAAGAACATGATAGTATTGAGGCAAAACTGTGTATAGCTCACTAAATATTTACAATCAGCCCATAACACAAGCTGCTACCACAGTTGCAAGCCCTAATGCGGCATACCAGAGGATGAGTCAGTTCTGGGATTTGATAACAGATTTGAAGGAAGGAACATATAAGATCAGGAGTGAACATAGGAAGTATTTGCCACAGGAGGCAAGAGAAACAGATGACAGCTATGACGTAAGGCTTAGTAGATCAACAGTAGTGCCATATTTGCAGCGTATAGAGAAAATGCTTTCAGGTATGTTGGTCAGGAAGCCAGTAAGACTTGATGATGTATCTGACTTAGTGAGAGAACAGTTGTTTGATGTAGACCTTGAGGGTAATGATCTAAATGTTTGGTTATACAACACAGCAAGATTAGCAATCAGTTTTGGTCATGTTGGGGTGCTTGTTGATGCACCAAAGGAAGGGGACAAAACCAGACCATATTGGGTAACATATACACCAAAAGATATTCTAGGTTTTAGGTCTGAGATCGTAGATGGTGTAAGGCAACTCACACAGTTACGTTTATTGGAACAGGTTGTTGAGCCAGATGGAAAGTATGGTGACAAGGTTGTTAAACAGATTAGGGTATTGGAAAGGGGTAGATATGAGATTCACAGAAAAGATGACAAAAAGAATGAATATAAATTATTTGATGAAGGTGAAATGAGCCTCAAAGACAAGATTCCCTTTGCGATTGCCTATTCCAACAGAGTTGGTTACTACGAAAGCCGCAGTCCTTTATATGACATTGCAGAATTAAACCTCAAGCATTATCAAATACAGTCTGACTTGGATAATATCTTGCATATTAGTTCTGTTCCCATGCTTGCTGTGTTTGGCTATCCAAATGCAGATGAAATAACAACAGGTCCTAATGAGGCACTATCACTGCCACCTGAGTCACGCATGGAATATATCAGCCCATCTGGTGATAGCTATGACAGTCAGTTCACAAGACTAAAAGATATTGCAGAGCAGATTAATACATTGTCACTAGCCGCAGTGCTTGGACAGAAGTTGGTAGGAGAGTCAGCAGAGGCCAAGAGGATAGATAGATCACAGAATGACAGCACAATGATGGTAATTGCACAGCAGATGCAAGATTTGATTGATAACTGTTTGAAGTTTCATAGCGAATATCTCAATGAACCTAATGCTGGCAGTAGCTTTGTAAACAGAGACTTTGTAAGCGCAAGACTAGAACCACAGGAGATAACATCATTACTTACATTGTTTACTGCTGGAACTATTACTCAGGAAACATTGTTGAATCAATTATCTGCTGGTGAAGTTCTTGGTGATGACTTTGACGTAGAGGAAGAAATCGAAGGCACACAGCAGGGAGGTTTGACAGAGGTAGAGCCACCAGAAGAACCTGACCCAGATCCAGAGGAGCAAGAGGAAGAATGATAAATGAGTATTCCAGAGGTATTTTTCAGGGAAACTATTGATATAAATAGATACAGTAATGCCGTATCAGTTGATTTAGTTAGAACTTACAATGACGTTATTTTACTTGCAGCAAGAAAGCTCAATGCAATAAATATCAGACAGGCAAAGGCTGGAGAAGGTGTAGTCATAGCACCACAGACCAAGAAAAGACTGAGGGCAATAATAGCTCAGTCAAAAACAAGTCTAGATAAGTGGCAAAAAGCTTCATCAAAGAAGATGATAAAGGAGATAGAAGGTTTAGCAAAGGTACAGGCTGGATTTATAGAGGGTGAATTAAAAAAAGCTGTAAAATCAGGAAATATCCCCATCAACTCAGTAGCTATCAGTTCTAAATATGCAGAGTCATTTGTCACAACAGATCCCACAAAGGTAAACATTTTCACAAGTAAACAATTTACAGAAGATGATTTTAGAAAGTTTGGATCTGGAAAGTTTGAACTTACTGCAAGACAAGGTGCAATGCAGACCTTACCAAATGGAGAAACAGTAGAGAAAGCATTTAGGGGCATAGCAACAAGACAACAGGAAGGCTTGGCTAGAACTATCAGACAAGGTGTATTTAGTGGAGAGTCAACACAGCAGATAGCAAGTCGAATGGTAGGAAGGCTGGAGTTTGGACAGAGAGGAAGTGTTAGACAGATAGCACAAGCTGGTGGTGAACTTACAAAATTAGCAAATCACCAGATACAAACCATAGTCAGAACATCTGTTAACCAAGTCCAGAACCAAGCATCACAGGCTGTATATGCAGCAAACAGTAAGGTTGCCCCTAAATATGAATATGTGGCAACGCTTGATTCAAAAACCAGCCCAATATGTAAAAGACTTGATGGTAGAAAGTTTGAATACAACAAAGGCCCTACACCACCACAGCATTTCAACTGTAGATCTACTACTGTCCCTGTTGTCGATTACGAAGGACTCAGAAAAAGAGAAGAGTTCAAAGACCTAACACCGCCACCCAAAGGCAAAGTTGTGACCCGACCCACAGGAGAGGGGACTGGTAGAGTACCACAGGACACTCAGTATGGTGACTGGCTTTTGGGGCAAGATAAGAAACTAAAGGTCAAGACTTTGGGTAATGAACAGAAGGTCAGATATTTTGAACGCTTGGCAAAGAAGGAAGGGTCAGGACAGAAGGCGATAAGAAAGATGGTCAGGGAAGATGGAAGTGAGAGAAGTTTAAAGGACTTGGAGAGATTGTATGGCAAGCCCAGAGACATAACTATCAAAACAAAAACTCCAAAACCTGTTGCGAAACCTGTGGCATTTAAAAGAAGGCTGGTTGATTCAAGCCCAGAGCAATTAAGAAAAGATGGCAGGGCGTTAATGAATGAAGTAGGTGAGTTTGATACAGCTAAACTTAAAAAATTAAATGATAATTTTAGATTGGCTGCGGCAAAAAGTGGTTCTAATTTAAAGCCAGAGTTGGCTGATAAATTACAGGCAGACTTTGAAAAAGCTAAAAATGAATATTTAAATTATCGTGGACAGATTTTACAAAAATTTGAAAAACTAAAAAATAAAATGCTAGAAACACCCCTCAGTCAATCGCAAATAGATGGTTTTGTAAAAAATACGAAGATTACAACATGGCAAGCTGCACAAAAAACACAAATTAGGGGTTATTTAAGTGAATATATAAGAATGTTTAATGGTAATGGTTTTATTGCTGCCCCTAATGGTGTTCCACCTATAACAAAAATAGGCAAAGCACAAAGGGCATCAAACAGTTACTGGAAAGGTCAAATGTCAACAAGTGGTGGAAGAAACTATGTAAGTAAATCAACAACTTTCCATGAGATAACTCATTCAGTTGAGGTAATGAATCCTAAATTAAATAATTATGTAAACGACTGGAAAATCAAAAAAGCATTTGCTGATAAATCAAAAATTAAAGAGCTTATAAATAACAAAAATGCGAGGGAAAGCTACAACGTTTTACCATTTGGAACAACTGATTTAAACGCTAAGAAACCAGTATATAAGTTAAAAGATATTACTCGTATCAATTATGATGCCAGTGAAAAAGCTTTTGTTGATAAATATTTAGACCCATACATGGGTAAAATATATGAGCCAGATACTTTTGTTAAAAGATTTGGGATTGAAGGCGCACCAGAAGCTTCAGAGGTTTTAACAATGACAGTTCAACAATTTGCTGACGTTGAAAATATGCCAAGAGTATTAGCTGACCACCCCGATCTTTTTGAACTTATAGTTGGTATGTCTAGGGCAAAGGGTCTGTAGAGTATCCAGTGGGATAGCTTTGTAAATCTTTGACTGCTTGTAGTCTTGCTTTCTCTGGTATTTTTATATTTGACAACCCAACTGAATCAACGGCTGCATTTATAACGTCTGCTATGTCACATTTGTCTTTATCAAATAAATGACCATGCACTCCAAAAAGTCCTTCTTTTACATCATTATTCCAGAACTCAACAGCTTCTCTTGAGCCTACAGCTTTTGCTCTTTGTTTAGAATGTTGTATTTCAATATCCCCTAATGGGGTGGTGATAGTTATAGTAAGCATAGTTGTAGTTTAGTTATGCCACTTAAAAAAGGCAAATCACAAAAGACTATCTCTGGCAACATACGTTTGCTGATGAAAGAGGGCAAGACATTAAAACAAGCTCAAGCAATAGCTTTATCAACTGCTAAAAAACGCAAAAGGAAGTAATATAAAGACAGCTACTTTTATTGTCATGCCTTCACACTACGGATCAATGAAACCCAAAGGAACAAAGAAGAAAAAGAAAGGAGGCAAAAAGTAATGGGATATATTTTTAAAGTACAGGGCGAAGAAACAAAAAAGCCCAAAGAAACAAAGCCCACTGCTAAAAAGAAAACTAAAAAGTGACTAGAAAA